GTCATATTTATAAAATTTCTTTTATTCCTCCATCCATCCTGAGAAATTTTATACCCTTCCAGCTTACCAGCATACCAGTCTAGCGTAGACAGATATGTTGGAACAGATTTATCCAAACCCTCACTCATCAAACGTGACGTGAAAGGGTGGCTGGTATTCACAACGACAAAACATATAGCATCACGGAACTGATTGTAAACAAATTCTCCATGACCAGCACTCATAAGCATAAGTGATATCATCTTCGACAGTTCTTTGTCAATCTCACGCGTTCGCGATAATGAATGACGAAAAGAATAAGCTAAACGGGGAAGCTTGTATTTTGGCACAAACAACCCAGGTTGTAGCTCATGTATTTTGAACCCAAGAAACGACATCCCCTCCAATGTTTTGGAGATGATGAACGGATCAAGAGTATACCCATACAAAGCGAAGGTTTTCACAACTACTTCCTTAAAGGTTTCATCAGAAACAGGAACATTATCACCACCTAAAACATCATCACCAAATATGTACGCATCAACCAGAAAATCAACCTCGTCCTCCGAGAGGCCAAGGTTGAAGAATGTGTGCGACAAAGGAAACGACATACCAATGATATTATCACCAGTGGTGGTGCCAGACCCCGAATTATTGCCCCAATGTTTGACTATTACATCTCCATTGGGAAGGACCAAATGACTTTCAACTTTGTTACTTGTCACCCAGGTTTTGTACTCGTCATCAGACACAAATGCTGATCTTATGGTTTGGACCTCCTCCATATGTGGAAAAAGCCTATCCCATCCGACCACATCCCATTCCCAGTACCGTTTATAGCGGCCCAGGCGGTTAACCATTCGCTGGACTCCCCCTTCATAGGGGTTGAATCCATAAGCACTCCACCAATGGTTCTTTATGGCGGCATTTTGATTACCAAATATGCGCTTATCATGCCATAGCATTGACAGGGGTTCTATAATAAACGTCCTCTGTTTCTTTTCTCCAATATACAGATCAGTCTCTTTGATCTCATTTTTCCCAGAAACTTTCCAAAGTGGAACCTCGGATAGAAGTCTGGGATCAAAGTATTCATCGAGAAGACCTGCTAACAAACAGTCTGCTTTTGATCTATAGCCACGCCAGGTCTCAAAGAAACCTGGGGCTTTGGATGTATCCATATCTTGCAAAATTTGAGATGGTGTCATGCTAGGCACGGCTAAAACCTTCCCCCACTTGTGATACAGAAAATTGCAAACTCTATGATAATTTGGATCACTTCTAAACTCGTAACAAACTTGACGGTCCATTTTTCGGACGGACACATCTAAAGTACTCTTGGTACTATGGGTGTAACAATAATCACCAGATTCGGCCTTAAACCAATCCTTATACAACTGAGGAACCTTTGTCCCATACAGATACCCCTCATCGAGGAAGGGATTCACGTAATCAGGAATTGGGGGCGAGTCAAACTGACCCACTAGC